TCCGGGATTTTGGTGGTCACTTCGCAGGCCACATGGACGGCGTCTGCCTGGGCCTCGTCCAAGCCCCGAAGACCTGGCACGTGCTCGAGATCAAGGCCTCAGAAAAATGGCAGGATCTCGACAAGGCGCGCAAGAAGGTCGGCGAGAAGTCCGCGCTCGCAGAGTGGAACCCCACCTACTACGCGCAGGCCGTCCTCTACATGGACTATGCCCGGCTCGACCGGCACTACCTTGTTTGCGTCTCACCCGGTGCCCGCCGTTGGACTGCGGTGCGCACGAACGCCGATCCCATTCATGCCGCAGCGCTGAAGGCTAAGGCCGAGCGGATCATCTTTGCCGATACAGCGCCCCAGCGCATAGGTGGCCAGGACAGCTTTGCATGCCGCTTTTGCGACTTTTCTGCCCAGTGCCATGATGGAGCGCGTGCAGAGCGCAACTGCCGCACCTGCCTTGCGGTTGAGGTCAGCCGCGACGGAGGCTGGCGCTGTACGCGGTTTGGACATGAACTATCGCGGACAGATCAGGAAGCAGGCTGCCCGGAGCACCGCTTTCTGCCCGACCTGGTGGCGGGCGAACAGATCGACGTCATCCATGGGCAGATCGTCTACCGTTTGCGTGATGGCTCGCGGTGGGTCGATGGCGGTCCCCGCGTCCATAGCATTGGCGATATCATCAAGCGGCAGGCTTGCCGCTCTTGCGGATCGCTCAGCTGGAAAGTGACCGAGGGCGCCGGGCCGCACGCAGCAGGTCTGCGCTGCCTGAGCTGCGATACGCATGGTGGCTGGCTCCAAAAAGCGGAGGTCGTGGCATGAGCGAGCCTCTTGCACTGCGCCCCTATCAGGAGGCCGCGCTGACCAATTTGTGGGACTGGTTCTCAGCCGGGAAGCGCGACTGTCTCGTTGTGCTGCCTACCGGGGCGGGCAAGAGCCTTGTGATCGCCGAATGGGCAAAGCTGGTTTTTGATACAGACCCGAGTGCCTGCATTCTGGTGCTTACCCATGTCCGCGAGCTTGTGCAGCAGAACGCGGCCGAGCTGGTTGGACTTTGGCCTGACGCGCCTTGGGGTATCTATTCCGCGGGGCTTGGGCGGCGGGACATCAGCGCGCAGCTTTTGTTCGCCTCCATCCAGTCGATCCACAAGAAGGCCTACAAGCTGCCGCGCCGGGTCGACATGGTGCTCATCGACGAAGCCCATATGATCCCGCGCAACGCCGACACCATGTATGGCAAGTTCCTGGCGGACCTGCGCACCATCAATCCGGCCCTCAAAATCGTTGGCCTGACCGCCACCCCCTTCCGTCTCGATAGCGGCAGGCTCGATCAGGGCGAAGGCGCACTGTTCGATGGCATCGCCCATGAAACCAACGTGCGCGAGCTATTCGACAACGGGTGGCTATCGCCGCCCGTAAGCTATCGCCAGGCAACGCAGATAGACACCAGCGGTGTTGGCACGCGTGGCGGCGAATTCATCGCAGCACAGCTCGAAGCGTCAGCGTTGGATCCCCACGTGGTCGCCGCGATTGCTGACCGGATTGTTGAAGCGGGGCGCGACCGACAAGGCTGGCTGGTGTTCGGCTGCACGGTCAAGCATTGCGAGGCGCTGGCTGAGGCGCTCAATGCGCGAGGGTTCTCCGGGACTGGGGTCTTTGGCGACACCAAAAAGACCGAGCGCGATCGGATCATTGCTGACTTCAAGGCGCAGCGTTTGCGGTTCCTGGTCAGCCAGGGCGTGCTCACTACCGGGTTCAACGCCCGGCATGTCGATCTTGTTGCCCTAGCGCGCCCGACCAAGTCGACTGGCCTCTACATCCAGATGGTTGGCCGCGGCACCCGGCTGTCGCCTGAGACCGGCAAGACCAATTGCTTGATCCTCGACTTTGGCGGGAACATCGCGCGGCACGGCCCCTTCGATGACCCGTCTATCCCGGAGAAGAAGAAAAAGGGCGAAGGCGACGCCCCCTACAAGGAATGTTCGCAATGCGGCTGTGCTTGCGGAACCATGACCCGGTTCTGCCCGGGTTGCGGGTTCGAATTTCCTCCCCCTGAAAGGCGCGTGACGACGCTCCCCGCTGCGAGAGCGATCCTCTCGACCGAGCCTGAATGGCTTGAGGTAAAAGGGGTGACCTACCGCAAGCACGAAAAGCCAGGATCGCCGCCATCTTTGCGGGTGGACTATCGCACCGGGCTCAACAGCTACCGTGAATGGATATGCTTGGAGCATACCGGATACGCGCGGGCAAAAGCCGAGAGTTGGTGGCTTCGCCGTGCATCTGCACCAGTCCCGGGAAGTGTCGATGCGGCCCTTGAGAGGTTGCAGGAACTGAACGAGCCCTCCCACATCCGGATCAGGACCAAGGGTAAGTACACCGAGATCTCCGGCCACCGCTTCGATGTCGGAAGGTTGGCGGCATGAGCCTTTGCTTTTGCGGCCGGGCGGCTCGGGGATTTGCCTGGCACGACTTCTCCCGCACCCCATTCGACAGGCCGCCACCCGTGCATGCCTGCTCAATGACCTGTCTCGACATTGCCACCCGAAGGAAGGGCCAGATGAAAGCCAATATTGACGAACAACGCGCGATCGCTGCAGCCAGCCCAGCTATCGGCGCTTTCCTTGAAGACCTTGGCAAGAGCGATCTGGCCGTGCTCACCCCGCAGGAATGGCTTGCCTTCCTGACGCATGCCTATGTCACGGTGTGTGCTGAGGTCAGCAAGATCTGGGAAAATGAGGTGCCGTTCTGATGCGCGCTCTCCAATTCGATCCAGAGCTCGCCCGGCCGCTCTTCTCGAGCCTCGACCAGATCCACCTCGTCATGATCAACCCTGTCGGCCCGGGCGTACATGGCAAGGACTTCGGGACAGATATCGAGACTGCTCTGACTGAAGCTGCCAAAGCCAATGCCAACGGGTTCAATGTCTACTGGACCGTTAACCGTGTGGCGCCCGGCCTCAACAAGAAACCTGGGAAGCGCGACATTCGTGCGGCTCGTTTCGTGCACGTCGATATCGACCCGCCCAAATCAGGCGGCGCCTTCGACAAAGCGGAAATCACAGCCGCTTTGCAGGGCATCGGTTGCCCGCCGAGCTTTATCATCGATTCAGGCGGCGGGCTGCAGGCATTCTGGCGGCTTGAGGACCCTTGCGCCAACCTCGACAGCATCGAGGCTATCAACTTTCAGGTGCGCGACTGGTTCGAAGCGGATGCCTGCCAGAACATCGACCGGCTGATGCGGGTGCCGGGTTCGGTGAACTATCCTGACAGCCGGAAGGCCGCACGCGGGCGCAAGGCGTGCTTGGCGCGCTGGGCAGCCACAGATGAAGGGCTGACCTACGCTCCAGAGGACCTCGCGGCGAGCTTCCCTCAGGCCAAGACTGCCGAGGGCGTCATACGCCGGGCCACAATGGCGCTGCCGGCCGAGGTGGCACTGCTGGAACCACATGATCTGGGGCTTGGGAGCCTCGATCCGCTGCGGATCGCCATTGAAACACCACCCGGACTGGACCGGTCAGGTGATGGGCTCGCTGCGGCCCGCCTGATGGCGAACGAGGGCCTGACGGATCTCCAGATCATGGGCGTCCTGCTCAACCCATCTAACGCTATATCGGAGCATTTTCTCGAGCAGCGTGACCCGCGTCGTGCTGTGGCTCGTGCGATCCAGCTGGTTCGCCGTGACAGCCCGCCTGAAGGCGGCACGCTCCATGCGCCAATCATGGCTGATGCGGAGTTTGATCTGTTCGTTGCCAACGAAAAGGCCAAGGTCCGGCGGGTCATGGTACCGGCGACTTTGCAGGTCGACGATGATGATGACGCGATCGAGTCAGCACCCAGGATCGGCACACCTGGATGGCTGCGAGATCTAGGCGACGGGGCTCTGGCCCAGTTCGTGGAGCACACCACTGCCTCTGCTCCGTCCCCACAACCATGGCTTACGCTCGGTGCTGGCATTGCTATGTTTGGCGCTGCCGCTGGCCGGCGATACGCAGGGCCGACGAACCTGCGCACAAACATCTATGCCATAGGCGTGGCGGATTCCGGCGGCGGTAAGGACCACCCTTTGAGGGCATCGACACGGCTGATGATTGCCGCGGGTCTGGCTGACCACATTGGCTCGTCCAAGATCGCGTCGGGCGCTGGGCTCCTCACAGCTATCACGGCAAACCCCTCGATTTACTTCCCGCTGGACGAAGTGGGTTTCCTCATTTCGTCAGCGGCGGATCGCAAACGCGCACCCCGGCACCTGACCGAAATCATCGATAACCTCACCGAGTTTTATTCACTGGCCGACAGCACATTCCTTGGAATCGCCTATGCCAACACGAAGGAGAAGCCCCGCGAGGTTATCGAGCAGCCATGCCTGTGCCTGTTTGGCGTGACGACGCCCGGCGTGTTCTGGGGTTCGCTCTCCAGCGACAACGTCATCGACGGTAGCCTGGCGCGCATGCTGATCTTCGAGAGTGAAAACCACTATCCCGATCCCCAGCATCAGCTGGCTTCCAACGAGCCCCCAGCCGATCTGGTGGCCATTGTTGAGGCGGTTGCGAAGGGTGCTGATGGATCCACCCCCTTTCCTCTCGGGCGTGCCGCAGCGGCGATCCCTAAACCCTGGACGGTGCCTTATGCGACACCCCAGGCAGAGCTTCGTGCACGGGCAATGCGCGAGGAGCAGATCGATATGCTCCGCCG